CTTAGCGTTCTTAAAAACGATATGTACCACTTTAGACAGGACATGGAGCGTAGGGTTTCACGACTTGAAAGAATAGTCATTTCAATAACCGCCTTTTATGTGTTAAGTTCATTTGGGGTTATCTTCAACACGATAGTGCTATAAATTGACTACAGGGGGGTTTGTAAATGTTTGACCCTGTTAGTATAAGTGCAAGCCTAGCAGTCGCAAGCACCGCGTTCAACGGCATAAAAAGGGCATTTCATGCAGGTCGTGAGTTAGAATCTATGTCACAAGACCTTTCTAGGTGGATGGGTGCTGTTTCTGATATTGATAATGCTCACAAGTCAGCAAAAAACCCATCGTTACTTAAAAAAGTTATGAATGGCAAAAGTATTGAACAAGAAGCTATTGAAGCATTTACCGCTAAAAAACAGCTAGAACAACAAAGAAATGACTTGAGAACATTTATACAATTCTCGCATGGACAGTCTGCATGGGACGAATTAATTAGAATGGAAGGAGATATAAGAAAAAGAAGACAAAAGGAGGTTTACGATAAACAGCAATTTAGAGAAAAAGTTATTTCTATTGTGGTCATTATCATTGTGTGTAGTGTTGGTATTGGTCTTTTGGGTCTTTTTGTTTACTCACTCATGGGGTTGGACAGGGGTTGGTGGCTATCAGACTAGGGATAAATGCGTTAGAAAAGAAGGTGGACAAGAAACCTTTGAATGGCTTTGTACTAATGGAAAGGTAATATATTACGCACAATCGGACAATATAAAGAACTGTTTTACTTGTTTTCTCAAAAAATTCAGCGACTGGACATGGGAACAAGAAATTAGAAAAGGGATGAGAGAAGACCCAAAATATGTTACTTGTAGAAGATATAAGAGAAAAAAGGCAAAGAATGGACAGCAAGTGTGTTTATACAAAGGTGCAAATAATACATATACTCTAGTCGTGGAAGGACAATGCCCTGTTGAATTTCAATGCAAATATGACCCAAATGGAAAAGAACCAAACATAGATCAAGTTGTTGATTCACTAAATGAGAGTTTTAAGAAATGACACAGAAAAAATTAGAAAAAGATTCAAAATATAACGAAATGGACGCTAACAAAGATGGTGTTATTTCTGATGTTGAAATAGATAGTTGGCAACAAACAGAAGAAGTTAAAAGAATAAACAGAAAGCAAATGCATCAAAGAAACATGGCTTGGGTTTCTCTTGGGTCTATGTTGGTCTTCACAGTTATAATGTTTACGCCCTTGATACCAGATTCACGAATAAAACTACTCACAGACCTATCGAACCTATTTTATCTGGCACAAGCAGGGATAGTTGGTGCTTTTATGGGTTTTTCGGTCTTAGATAGAACAGGGGTAAAGAAATGATAACACTATTAGGTAGTCTACTAGGATTCGGCACAAGCTTTCTACCAGAAGTCCTAAATTATTTCAAAAGAGGACAGGAACAAAAGCACGAACTACAAAGAATGAAAATGGAAATAGAACTGATGGCTAAAAGGTCAGAGTTCAAAATTCAAGAACTAGATAAAGAAGCTGAAATAAAAGAAGCAGAGGGGTTATATAAACATGATAGCGTGGATGCAGGGGGTTTTATCAACGCACTACGAGGAAGTGTTCGCCCTATTATCACTTATGCTTTTTTTGGCTTATTCGTTGCCATCAAAGTGACCGCTTTAATTAGCCTTATGAGCCTACCAGAAATGCAACTAAACATGGCTCTTAGCATGATTTGGGATGACCAAACGGCAGGTTTATTTTCTGCTATTATGGCGTTTTGGTTTGGTAATAGGGCAGTAAGCAAGTATTATAAAACAAAAGGAGCATAAAATGGCTTTCAAATTATCACAAAGAAGTCTAGGTAGACTAGACGGAGTAAAGAACGAATTACATTCGGTAGTAACCACCGCCATAGGTCTGACAAATGTCGATTTTGGTGTTACTTGTGGACTCAGAACCGAAAAAGAACAAGAAGACCTAGTAGCTAGAGGTGCTTCAAAAACTATGAAAAGCAAGCATTTAACAGGCGATGCGGTTGATGTTGTGGCTTATATTGGTGGTTCACGGATTTCATGGGAATTGAATTTATATGACGATATTGCGGATGCGTTCAAAGAAGCATCAGTGAGAGAAGGAGTAGGAATAAGATGGGGTGCTTCATGGCATATACCAGACTTGCGAGATTGGGAAGGTACAGCCGAAGAAGCTATGATGGCTTATATAGACCTTAGACGCTCACAGGGCAGAAGACCTTTTATAGATGCACCGCACTTTGAGTTAGTTACATGAAAAAAGTATATTTGAAGCTTTATGATTTCTTCTCAAAGATTGCGAGTTTTTTTCTAAAAAAATCATTGAACCAAAAAACCAAAGGGGGGTATGATGGCACTAACACCAAAACAAAAAAAACTACCAAAAGGACTACAGGAAGCAATTCTAAAAAGTCAAAAAAAGGGTAAAAAGAAAAAGAAAGGAAGGAAATAAATGCCGTATCACACAGGTAAAGGTTCTCATTCAATGGGAATGAAAAAGAAGAAGAAAAAAACCAAAAAGATGAAAAGAAAAAAGCGTTAGATGGTTTTAGTAAAATCTATCAAAAAGTTTACGACAAAGCTTAACAAGACGCAAAAGAAAGCTATGAACCGCCATGCTAGGCATCATTCATTGAAACACATGAAAGAAATGGCAAAAGACCTAGAGTCTGGTAAAACATTTGCTCAAGCACATACTAGAGCAATGCGAAAGGTCGGTAAATGATAGGTTTTACAACCACAGCTACTATTTCTGAACTTATAGACAAAAGACCCATAGGACGTAAGCGGAAACGTAAGAGAAATAACAAAATGCCCTTCAAAGGCAATTTAAAAGCCGTACAGCGTCTATTGCGTGTAAAAAGGGTAAAGTAACAGGGAAAACGTTAAGACCGCACAGGGACGTTTATTTCAATAATCTCTTTTATTTGGTCTAAACATTCAGTAACACCACCCTTGACTATAAAATGAGGTGTACCCATAGCTTTTGATTGCACCGCCCAAAGCTTTTGAGCGTCAGACAGTCTACCTTTTTCAGTCTTCAACTCAATATACAAAATCCTTCCTTCTGGATATTCTATAATGATATCTGGACAACCAGACTTCAAACCCATCTTTTTCATCTTCAAATGATACCCAATGGACTTTTGACCTTCATTTGGTACATGGAAATGGCGAAAATGGTAGTATTTGCACAAGTAATTTAGGTAGTCATTACAGGCTATTTGTATGTCGGATTCTTTTGTCATAGGGGGTAAGTTCTAAGGTTTAATGAGATTGCACCCATCTAAGTTTTAAAATTTACCCCCTACGTTATACAAATGAATTGGAGTTCAGTTTGTATATTCCGCTAGTCTTAGGAGGAATATCATAAAAATATCAAAAAAAATACCAAATCACAATATTTTTTCATTTTTGTTGTTGACAATAAAATAAACCTAGCTTATAATCTAGGTTATTAATACTAATAATAATAATAATTGGAGTTCAAGATGACATATATATTTAACGATGGAGGCAGAGCCTCAACTGGTCGCAAGGGAACAGCAGGTGACTGCGGTGTACGTTCAATGGCAATTGCTTTGAACTTGCCTTATGACGATTGTTATAAAGAATTAGCAACCGCCAACAAAAGTTTCGGTTTCGCTAAATCAGCTAGAAATGGCTTGATGAAAAACGTCTTTGAATATGTTTTAAAACAGCATGGTTGGACATGGAAACCTGCTCCCAAGTTTGATGGTCGCAAAGCTCGATGCTCGGATTTATCTGGCACAGTTATCGCCAGACAATCAAGACACTATGTTGCGGTCATCGATGGTGTTCCTCAAGACATCTTTGATAGCTCAGAGAAAATGGTTTACGGATATTGGTCGAAAGAATAAGGGAGCAGAAATAATGAGAAAATCAATTAGAAATCGTTTGAACAATATCGAATTTATCAAAAACAAAGCTTACCTATCAGATGAGTGGTCAAAGAGAGAATTTTTCTTAGACAAAAGTCATAGAGGTTGGTGCATCATAGACAATTTAGATAGTGAAATAATATCACTTGATGAAGAAACTGAATACTCAAGCACTCTTGAGATACTTAACAACCGCCTAAACAAAATGAAAAGAAACAAGGTGGTAGACTTTGACCGAAGGGATAAATTTATGAAACGACCGCCACAAAAATATCCTTTTTCTGACCAATGTGGGGGGTACTAATATGAAAATCAGACTACACAAAATCAGAAAAGCACTCAGCTATACATGGGAGTATTCAGAGGGTACTCAAGTGAAATTAGAAGATAAAAAAATAGTAAGCCTTATCCTTAGAGGGTTCACAGACGAGCAAATAATAAATCTAGGGCATGAAATATGGATGTATTGGGATAATCGTAGATATTGGAAAGCTAAAAAAGAACTAGGCTTATCTACATTAGATTTTTACGTGCCGTGGAGGGTTTAGCAATGACAGAACAACCTACAAAAATAGGGAACAAAACGCTTTACAACGTAAGAGTCCTAAATATGTCAGTTGCTAAACATTATGACTTAGTAAAAGAATATTGTGAGATTGTTTCTCAAGCTAGGGATACCAACAAGCAGGATTTAGAGAAGAATGGGGTACAAGCAGAACTTACCCTATACTATTCTGTAAAAAAACATTTAGACCAGTTGGTATTACAAAAATTAATGAAAAATAAAATAGAAAAGTTTGGAGCAGAAAAAAGATGAAAAAATTATTTGAAATCGTTTTTGATTTAGCGTTTTTGATTATGGTCTTTGGACTAGGTGCTTTTGCACTTATCGCTTTTGGATAGACATAACCCAAAAACTAATATAGGTTTTAAATTGAATTGGAGTTCAAATGGAAAAATCAAAACTAATTTTCACTTTATTATCAGCCGTTATTATTGGTGGTTGTTCATCAATGCCAATAGTTGATAGTAGAGGGAAGTCATCGGCAAATATCAAAGGCGATATGAACCGATTTCACGATGATTATTATACCTGTAAAAGCTTAGTACAAGACCAGACAAGTTACGTTTGGGATAAAAGCAAAGCAGTCTATAATGGTTTAAGGTGGCGAGTGTTGTGGCTTTCACCTAAAGCAAATACCAGAAAAGATTTTATCAATCGGTGTTTAGAGGGTCGTGGTTACAACGTAATTAATAAATAAGGATAATAAAATGATAATAGATAAAATTTTTGATAATACAAAAGATGGAGTACCAAACTACTCTATAGATTTGATAGATGGCACTAGGCTTTATTACAGGGGTACAGTTATGAACCCCATGCCACAGAAGGGCGATGCGATAAATTATACAGTTATCAATACGAAAACATCAGCTAATGGTAATCAGTACACGAATATTAAAGATGTTGAGATAGCATCAATGCCAGATAACGGACAGCCAGTGTATACGCCCACACAACCGCCACAACCAGTTCCACAGGCTAATAATACCTTTACGCCTAAACCGCCTAATGGTGGCATGAATAAAAGCGATACACAGCGGTTAGACATTTTCGTAACTGGTGTTGTTGGTCGTTCAATGGGTTCTGGTCATTTCTCAGTAAACGATATTGAGGAACTTACTAAAAACGCTGTAAGGGCATTTAATGAAAACCTTAAAGAACTATAAGAAGCTCTTTGCCGACTTTTGGGGATATCACGAAAACGATATCCCCCTTTGTTGGAATTGTCATAAAGAGGTCGCGGTGGATATACACCATTTGATTCCAAAAGGAATGGGTGGAGTAAAAAACAACAGGCTAAACAGGATTGATAATCTTTATGCCTTGTGTCGCAAATGCCATACCTTAGGACATTCGGACAAGGAACTTAACGAGCAATGGAAAAAAGATTTATTAGAACGCATAGAATGGAAAAAGGAAAACCCAGATGATTGGTGAAAAATTATGCAAAGAGGTAGTAAGTATTGTTGAAAGTCGTGGACGAGATTATGGCGATATAAAAACGAACCATGAGGAGATTGCTAAAGGGTGGTCGGTAATACTTGGAATAGAGGTAAAACCGCATCAAGTGGCGTTGTGTAACGACTGGCAGAAGACAGTAAGGCTAAAGGCTAATCCAAAGCATCACGATTCATACAAAGACAAAATGGGGTATATGATAACCTATGCGGAGTGCATCAAATGACCGATATTTATTCACTACAGTTTGACCCCCACAAAATTTCCCATCAACAGGAAGAATTGGGGATGATATTTGCAGATTTAGATACCGCTTGTGAACTTATGAAAAAAGAGGAAAAAATGATAATAGCGGAGTTAACGCTTCAGTTTTCCAGACAAAAAATGTATAAGAATATGAAAGAGTTAGATGGTTTAATTTATAACCACGACAAGTTTAGGGATTTCACTAATAGATATAGTGAAACCTTAAAGCGGAGAAACAGAGCCAAGATAAGGTTTGAGTCTTTCCGCGCCTTTCGTGACGATTTACGCACACGCGTAGTTACAGAGAGGGAAATGGCTAAATATAACTTATAGAAAGGAGTTTGAAATGCCAAAAAAATCACAAAAGGAAAATATCCTAGAATACCTTGAATTAGGTAACAAAATAACCCCACTAGAAGCCTTGTATCAATTTGGTTCTTTTAGATTAAGTGCCATTATCTTTGAGTTAAGGCAAGAGGGGTTCAACATCATTACGCATAAGAAAAAAGTCGATGAAAAAACCTTTGCGGAATACGAACTTGTGAAGGAGAAAAGCGATGGTTGAGTATGATAATTCAAAGACCTTTTTCGAATTTGAAATGGAAAGAAAAATTGATAGGAAAAAAAATGAAGGTTTATCTATTCATGGAAGCGAAATTAGAATGATGGATAGGCTTTTAGATTCCTTGAATGAATATATGACTTACATGGGAAAGGAAAGTAACGCTTATAATTTGTGTTTAGATTTGAAAAAACAGATTGAAGAAAACAAAAAACAAACTCAAGAGTATATGGCGTTAATATGAGGGAGCATTTTGAAAAATTTGATTTGTTGCCTTTATCGTTTAGTCATCTTAATGAGTTCGCTTTCTATAGGGAACGATGGGCGTTAAGGCGAATATTTGGGTATGAGTTCCCAACAAGTGCATCGGCTGTTAGGGGTCAATCTGTGGAAAGTGGCATTAATATGTTTCTCAATGGAATACCGCTAGAAGAAGCCACAGAAAAAATGTTGTCTGAGTATGATGTAAACTGTTCAACGATTAATGACCCAAAGATTGAGGATGAACGAAATAACTTAGTGCCACTATTACATCTAGGAACTAAGGAGTTTCAGAAATACGCTTACTCGTGGAATCTATTGACCTACCAGAAGAAGGTAGAAATAGAAATAGATACTATACCTTTTGTGGGTTACACCGACTTTCACTTTGAGGATAAAAAGACAAAAGAAGATTTTTATATTGATTTGAAAACGTCTAAAAGCCTACCGCAGAGGGTTAGTATTTCTCACGCAATGCAACAGTCTATCTACCAGAAAGCGACAAATGCCAAGCAAATCTTATGGTATTTAAAGAACCCAACTAAGACTAAAGATGCTGAATTTATTGCTATGTCTTTAGACGATTATGGTGAACCTATGCGGATATGTAAGCATATTCTAAAGGTTATGGGTAACTACCTAAAAACTGTTGATACCCCAGATGACGTTAGAAATACTTTAGTGCCTAATCCAGATAACTGGATATGGAAAGAACCTACTGTTCTTCAAGCTAGAAAGGAAGTTTGGGGATATTAAACCCAAAAACCCCTTTAGGTTTTTATCTAGAGGGGTTACAATAAAAAATAAATTGGAGTTCAATATGATTATACACGAAAATTCAAAACCAACGCAGAAAATGAAAGCTTGGTACTTATTTACTGAAGACTTTATCGCAGGGACTGCCCACCTCTCAGCACAGTCATTGGGAATATACATAAGGCTTTTGTGCTTTAATTGGAACAAGCGTTGTGCAGGTATACCAAAAGATAAGGAAACACAGTATAGGATAGCTAGTTGTTTTACTAATTCTGAATGTAGTAGCTGTGATAATGTTATAAAAGAGTTTTTTGTTCTTGTTAATGACCACTATCAAAACGAAAGACAACTACAGGAATATCTATATATATCAAGGCGTATGGAAGCTTCTAAAGAGAATGGTAAGCTTGGTGGTAGACCAAAAAAACCTAGCACAGAACCTAAAGGTAACCTAGATAAAACCCCCCTACCCCATACCCCTACCCCTACCGCTAAACAAACCAAAGTAAGTTATGCACCCTTATTTTTAAAATTTTGGGAAAAGGTAGCTAACAAGGTATCAAAGGGAACAGCCGAAAAGAACTATATGAAGCTAGAAGACGAATGGATAGAAAAGCCAGAAGAATTAGCAGAATTGTATAATAAGTATTATAAATCTGTAGAAGATAAACAGTTTGCTAAACAACCTGCTTTCTGGCTATCCGCTAAGAAATATCTGGACGAAAAACCCAAAGCACAAAGCACAGAAAAGGTTGATTTGTATCCTCTTAGACTCAAAGACTACAAAAAGGTTGTATCAGAAAAAATGTCTAGGAATTATGTTTCTCAACAAGCGTTACAACAT